CCATGAGCGCCTTGAGGGCTTCACAATCCGTCCGTATAGAATGAAAAGACTGAAGAATTATATCTCCAGTTTTAGTCATGATCGTTTGAAGGCGATATACGATGGAAATGTGGGTGACATGCTTAAAGCCCAGGGCTTTCACGTTGAGGAGGCTCCTAGATCCATTTATCGCGTGGAAAAGCTCTATCAAGCATTGTCAGGTTACGCGCGTAATAAGGTCCCTGAGCCGACTAGAGATGTGCATCTTCTAGCAGGGATTGCTCTGGCGCGTGCCTCATTCGCTCGTAAACCGGGAGTTGAACCTCTTCACGTTTTACCCTTTACACCTGAGACTATATCAAAGGTTACTAGTAATCCTAGTGGGTCAGCGGGTTTAACAAATTACGGGTGTACCAAGGCCGAGTCTCAGACTCGCGCCTTAGAGCGAGGCTTGCAAACATTGCATAAAGATAAGCAACCCGAGCCATGTCTAGCTTTTGTCCGTACTCAATTTGAAGATAAGACAAGGCTAGTGTGGGGCTATCCTTATTCAATGACTGCGATCGAAGGTTTAATAGCTTGGCCTTTGATTCAAACCTTCAAGAAGGGAACTACACCCATGGCATTTGCCATGAAAACGTTCCATCTTGGTACAAAGCTTCGTGTGAGTTCATATCACAAGGAGTGGGCGTATTCTCTAGATATTAAAAAGTTCGATAGATCCGTTGCGAAGCTACTCATTAGAGTCGCTTTCGGAATATTAAGAACGTGGTATAATCTAGATGAGGTTGAGCCAATTAGCGGTTGTACTATTGGTGAGATATTTGATCTTGTTGAATGGTACTTTATTAACACAGCTATAGTTATGCCCAATGGTCATATTTACATTGGGAAAGATCACGGTGTTCCAAGTGGCAGTTTCTTCACACAGATGATCGATAGTATCGTAGAGGTCATCATCTGTGGGGCTGTCTCATCAAAGTTTAATCTCAACGTGGATAAACATGATGTGTTTGTCCTTGGTGACGACTTGCTGTTCTGGTCAAACAGAAAGGTTGACTTGGATAGGATTGCATCTTACGTTCACGAACATTTAGGATTTGAGATGCATGGCTCAGAAAAGTCTGCAGTTTATCACTATGATGAAGCAGTTCATTATTTGGGACGTGATTGGAAGAATGGTCTGCCAACCTTAGACGAAGGGGAGATTATTAAGAGAATGGCTTTTCCTGAAAGCTACAGGAAATATTCTGACGATCCCGCTGAGAGGGAGAGACAGGTTAAGATGCTCATTCTTTCTTATGCTTCAGTCTATCGACATGGTTGGAGGATTGCGTCCAGACTATTCGGATTGGAGGATGGATACAGGGGATGCGGATCGTCTGCTGTTGATCCATTTGTATTCTCCAGGAATCATAGAGTCC